CACGTCTAGCAAGGATCTTAACTAACGAGGATTATGACCACGAAAAAATGGAACCCGTACCCTGGAGTCCCAGCCCCAATTACAAAATTAACAGTTGAACAGGATTTAAAACTAAGACTTATAAAGGATTCAATAGAGAATCCAGAAACACCTAGAGAAGACGTTAACACCGTCTTCCTAGCACTACAGAAACAGAACTTTGTTCTAGCAAATAGCCTTACAAACTTACTTGAGAAATGGCCGAAACCACCAATGACCATGGACCCGAATACTACAGGCGTGGATCCATCCAAGTCTGGGATTTTATTCGTGATAAAGAACTCAACTTCCACTTAGGAAATGTAATTAAGTACGTCTGTCGAGCTGGTCATAAAGACGACGACATTGAAGACCTATCAAAAGCCATCCATTACTTATCTAATGAAATCGAATTTAGAACAAGCAAAAGAATTCAGGGAAGCATTCAACGTAAAGAACTCTCAGAATCTCAGCTCGCGGAATATGCAGCGGAACTTAATAATTGAAGAGTTTAAAGAATTTCTAGAAGCAGAAGGAATGCTGTTTAGACAGAGCTTACAACTGCATGAGGAGGCTATTAAAGAACTCAGTGATCTCGTATATGTCTGCTACCAATACGCAGCAAATATGGGATGGGATTTAGACGAAGCTCTACGTCGAGTCCATGAAAGTAATATGTCTAAACTTGGTGATGGTGGCAAACCTATCTACAGGGAAGACGGAAAAGTATTAAAGAGCAAAAACTACAAACCACCTACATTAAGTGATCTAGTCTAATGACAAGTTTAATATCAAGAACTGGTCGGGTTCAGTCATGGATGGATAACCCCGACTCACGTCTACCCGTAAGTTGTACTGTCTTCACAGTAGAAGACTCAATGGAGGGACCAAATGGAATCGAAGCATCGTGGAGATTTGTATCACATGCTCTCAGAAATGGAGCAGGTGTCGCAGTCCACTTGTCGAAACTTAGACCTAAAGGAACTGAAAGCATTAAAGGAGAAGACAAACTCGTTGCCTCTGGACCAGTCTCCTTCGGAAGAATCTACTCCACCTTAAATGAAATACTTAGACGTGGTGGCACGTACAGGAATGGTGCTTGCGTTTTGCATCTTGACTTGGATCACCCTGACATTATTGAATTCATCACGACCCCACGTTCCGAACTTCCATGGGTTAAACGATGCGTCAACATTAACGAGGTGAAGTGGGAATGTGCAAATCAATTAACTAAAGACGCCCTTATATATGGCATCAGATCAGGTGACATATGGTTAAACAAAACTAAATACGATAAAAATGGAAAAAGAATCAGAGGCAATGTATGCCTTGAAGTTTACTTGCCATCACGAGGAACTTGCCTCCTCCAGCACGTTAATCTCGGTGCCTGTACAATCGCCGACGTGTCAAAAGGTTTTGTTGAGGGTATGCGAAGTTTGTGCAACCTCCATAGCAAAACAGGCATTGGAAGTTCTGGAGAATATCTCCCCTCGGAGACCGACAGGCAAGTTGGACTTGGATGCCTTGGGTTAGCAAACCTACTAAGGCAAAACAATATCACCTACGAACAGTTTGGTGATGCACTACAAGCAGTAAATGATGGCATACCTGGACTAGGTACAGCTGGATTATTAGCTGCAGAATTTTATAAAGGCATTCAGGGTGCGGCTGATGTTGCCAGAGAATATAATATGGATCGAGCTTTTGCTATCGCTCCTACCGCAAGCTGTTCATATCGCAGTAAAGACAGAGAAGGCTTTACTTGCACACCAGAGATCGCACCTCCTATAGCTCGGAGTGTTGATCGTGACTCTGGTACATTTGGTGTACAGACATATGAATATGGTGATGTAGAAATTGCCTCAGAGGTTGGTTGGGATGCCTATAGAAAGGTAACTGATCAGTTGATGTATATGTTTAACCATACAGGGCTTCTTCATGGATACAGCTTCAACTCTTGGAGTGATGTTGTAACCTACGACGAACAGTTCGTTGAAGAGTGGCTAGATAGTCCCCAAACTTCACTTTATTATTCATTGCAAGTAATGGGTGACGTTCAGGATAAGTCAAGTGCATATGCTGCACTAGATGAAGATGAAGTCCAAGATTATTTGCAAGGGATTCTAGAAAACGAACCCCAATGCGATTGTCAAGAATGAACCTATATGAAAAGTTACTCAATAGAAAGAGAACATGGACACCAGTCCGACCTACAGAAGGTAAACTTAAAGAGGGAGCAGAGGAAACCATCTACCGTGCTCTCGCAATACGCCACATGGAGTTACCAGTTGGCGACTTCATTGCAGAATCACTTAAAAAAGAGGTTCCCGAATCTGCGAGGAAACTCTTAGAATCTAACGTCCAAGACGAGGTTAAACATGACCTCGCTCTTGGCTATATAACTGACGCTATAGGCGTTGACGAGAAGGCAGAAAAAGAAGCCTTCCTATTAAGGGATGCGTGGGAATCGCACCCTGACCACATGATCACAAAAGCATTAGTAATTGAACGTGCAATATTTTTCGTACTTCTTCCCTTCTTTCGTTTTAACGGCAATGCTGGTCTTAGGACTGTCAGCGCCGACATCAGTCGTGACGAGCAAATACACGTTGCCACTAACTCTCTCGTATGTGCTGATATGGGTCTACGCAGCAGTAGTTCTCTGGACAAACTTAGGAAAGCCACCATTAACTGGATCATGGAGCCATTAGGTAAGAATACCTATGGCGATAAATATTTAAGCAAAAAATTTTGGCTAGATACTAGTGATCGGCTTATGTATGAGGGGAAAGCTCCAGAACTTTCTGCCACCAGATCAGCTCGTATGCCTGCCTTCTTTGAACATAGTAATGTCAATCTCCCTCAATACTCTTAAGTTACATAACCAAAGACTGGATGAATTAGTAACAAGATTAGAAGACAACTTTAGCTGGAGACCAGTCACTCCAGCTGATTCAATAGAAACAATTATGTACAGAGCTGGTCAAGCCAGTGTCATTGAATATATCAAATCAATTATGGAGGATGAAATCTAATGTGTTTAGGATCACTGTTTAAGACGCCTAAGATGCCAAAGGCAATAGCACAACCAGTACAAACGCCAATACCTCAGCCTGAAGAATTAAAAGCACCTGAACCTTTAAAGACTGAAGAGGATGCAGAACCAAAAGTAAAATTAGCTAAATCAAAAAGAGAATCTCTAGGTACTAGAGCTAAGAGTCCAGCATCACGTTTCACTTCTCCAATATCTACTGGGTATAAGGGACAAGGAGGGTTGAACTTATGAATGCAAGGGAAAGGTACAACAGATTAAGTACTTCTAGATCTGATTATCTAGATGCTGCTGTTGATTGTTCAAAGCTCACCCTTCCTTACTTAATTCAAGACGACAATAACTTTAAAAGAAGCTACGCTAAACTTGTTAAACCATGGCAAAGCGTAGGAGCCAAGTCAGTTGTGAACTTAGCATCAAAATTGATGTTAGCTTTACTACCACCACAGACTACTTTTTTTAAACTACAAGTTAGAGACGATAAACTTGGTGAAGAATTACCAGCTGAAGTTAGAAGTGAACTAGACCTTTCATTCTCCAAGATGGAGAGGATGGTTATGGATTACATCAATGCTTCTAGTGATAGAGTTGTTGTCCATCAAGCGATTAAACATTTAATCGTCGGAGGTAATGCACTTATCTTTATGGGTAAGGATGGCTTAAAGCACTTCCCTCTATCAAGGTATGTAGTCAACAGGGATGGTAATGGAAATGTATTAGAGATAGTAACTAAAGAACTTATAGATAAAAAGCTTCTGGAATACCCGCTACCAGAACTTAAGGAACCAAACCATACGATGGATGATTCCACTAGCGGAGAAAGTGATGACGTAGAAGTGTACACATACGTCCGATTGGATGAGAAGAGTGGTCGCTGGACCTGGCATCAGGAATGTCATGACATGATACTTCCTGGTAGTCGTAGCACAGCACCGAGAAACACCTCACCATGGTTGGTACTGAGATGGAACACAGTTGATGGAGAAGATTACGGAAGAGGAAGAGTAGAAGAATTCTTGGGAGATCTTAAATCCCTTGAAGCTTTATCCCAAGCTCTAGTAGAAGGATCAAGTGCTGCAGCCAAGGTTGTATTTCTAGTCTCACCTTCCTCAACCACGAAGCCAGGAACCCTTGCGAAAGCTGGTAATGGAGCCATCATTCAAGGGAGACCAGATGATGTAGCTGTAATACAAGTTGGTAAAACTGCTGACTTCAGAACAGCTAACGAAATGGCTACGGTCTTAGAGAGAAGAATTGGTGAAGCCTTCATGCAAATGATGACAAGGCAAGCCGAAAGAGTTACAGCTGAGGAGGTACGCCTTACTCAGATGGAATTAGAAGCTCAGTTAGGAGGTCTCTTTAGTCTACTAACAGTTGAGTTCTTAGTTCCTTATTTAAATAGAACACTACTAGTACTACAACGTAGTGGTCAGCTACCTAAGATACCTAAAGATATGGTACGTCCACAGATAGTAGCTGGTGTAAATGCTTTAGGTAGAGGACAAGATAGAGAAAGTCTTACAGCATTCGTTACAACTATTGCACAGACACTTGGTCCAGATGCATTAATGAAATACATAGAACCTTCAGAAGCTATTAAACGTTTAGCAGCTGCACAAGGTATAGATGTATTGAACTTAGTTAAGACTGAGAATCAATTACAAGAAGAATTACAGAAACAACAAGAACAAGCAACTCAAAAATCCTTAGTAGATCAAGCTGGTCAATTAGCTAGTGCTCCAATGATGGATCCTAGTAAGAACCCTGAAGCAATGGAACAATTACAACAACCACCTGAAGAAATTTAATGGCAGAAACACTTACCTATGATGCAGGTACTGATACAGTTACCACTAGTGAGAACCTAACTCCTGAAGAGCAAGACTCTTTAAAAGTTGGCGAAGAGATGCAAGCTCAGCAAGAAGAATTACTTGCTGGTAAATATAAAAATGCAAAAGAATTAGAGGATGCATATATAGAGCTGCAGAAGAAGCTAGGTTCTGATGAACCAGCTGAGGAAACTACTGCAGAAGAAACAAAAGAGGAACCAGAAGCGTCACCACAAGTAAGTCTTATTACTGATGCAAGTAATGAGTATGAACAAAATGGTGAACTCTCTCCTGAGACCATGCAAAAGTTTACTGAGATGAGCAGTGCTGATCTTGTTAATGCTTACATGGAGATTCAAAAGAATGCACCTCAACAACAAACAGAAGCAGCTGATCTAACAGATGCTGAGGTGAATACAATTAAGAACTCAGCTGGAGGTGACAAGGCTTATGACAATCTCATCTCTTGGGTATCCGATAATTTACCTAAGAATCAAGTAGATGCTTTTGATAACTTAGTTGAAAGTGGAAATGTACAAGCTATTCAATTAGCAGTACAAGGACTTAAGGCTAGCTATGAAGAAGCTAATGGGTATGAAGGGAGGATGTTACAAGGTAAACCAGCCAAATCAGCTGGTGATGTATTCCGTAGTCAACCAGAACTTGTAGAAGCAATGGCTGACCCACGTTATGATAACGACCCTGCATATAGGAGGGACGTGATGGATAAACTTAGCCGTTCTGATATGAACTTTTAACCATGAGCAACAAAGACCAATTAAAAACTGGTAAAGGTCCGAATGATGTAGGAGCAATTAAACGTAGAACAATGCATACTAATGCATCAACTATGGATAAGAAATCTTGGGAGAAAAAATATCCAGGGTTTTCTTTCTCAGCTTTTTATAGAGGCGGTAGATATTAAAGATAGTCATGGCGACCTGACAGTTCATCATCGCCGTTCACCTATCTTTTAATTCAATGACTACAATTACCGAATACGGTAAACAAAACATTTTCGCTAAAGAACCACCTATACAAATCATGAACGAAAACGAACAGAACTTCATCATGGAACAAGCAGAAAGAACTAACGGTCAGTTAGCCATGCTTGGTTTCGTCGCTGCTCTTGGAGCATACGTCACTACTGGGCAAATCATCCCAGGTATTTTTTAAACACTTTATAAATGACTACAGCCACACTAACAAAACCATTTGACAACTGGCAGCGTTTCTGTGACTGGGTTACTAGCACCAATAACCGTCTCTACTTGGGATGGTTTGGTGTGCTTATGATCCCTGCACTATTAACCGCTGCAACAGCATTTATCATAGCTTTCATAGCTGCACCACCAGTTGACATAGATGGCATTCGTGAACCTGTATCAGGCTCTCTTCTCTATGGAAACAACATCATCTCAGGGGCTATCGTCCCGTCATCAAACGCAATCGGTCTTCACTTCTACCCAATCTGGGAAGCTGCAACCCTCGACGAATGGTTGTATAACGGAGGACCATATCAACTCATTGTGTTCCACTTTCTCATTGGTATCTCAGCTTACTTGGGACGACAATGGGAACTTAGTTATCGACTAGGAATGCGACCATGGATTTGTGTCGCTTATTCAGCACCAGTTGCTGCAGCCTTCTCAGTATTCTTGGTATACCCATTTGGTCAGGGGAGTTTCTCTGATGGTATGCCTCTTGGTATTGCTGGGACTTTTAATTTTATGTTCGTTTTTCAAGCAGAACATAATATTCTTATGCATCCATTCCACATGCTTGGCGTTGCTGGGGTGTTCGGTGGAGCATTATTCGCTGCTATGCATGGAAGTCTCGTTACTTCCTCACTTATTAGGGAGACAACTGGTCTCACCTCACAAAACTATGGCTATAAATTCGGTCAAGAGGAGGAGACGTATAACATTGTTGCGGCTCATGGCTACTTTGGGAGACTTATCTTCCAGTATGCCTCTTTTAATAATAGTCGCAGCTTACATTTTTTCCTTGCTACTTGGCCCGTCGTTTGCATATGGCTTACCTCTATGGGAATCTCCACTATGGCTTTTAATCTCAACGGCTTTAACTTTAACCAGTCAGTCGTCGATGCAGCTGGAAGAACAGTCCCCACTTGGGCAGACGTTCTCAACCGTGCTGACTTAGGCATGGAGGTAATGCATGAACGCAACGCACATAACTTCCCGCTTGATCTAGCGGCTAAAGAGATCGCACCAATCGCATAACACCACGTCCGTTCATCCATTTTTCATGGACGCATGAAACCTAAGCATGGAACGGGGCTTAGGTACTAAGGAATTACAATGACTGTAAAACTAAAGTATCGTGGTGTCACTTACACTAAAACAATCAAAGATTAATTAAATGAAAACAATTGCACTTGCTCTCGCAACAACCACTCTAGCGTCTGCACCTGCATTCGCTGGTACATATATAAACGCTGAAGTAAACAATGG